AAGTGGGTGCAGCTGCTGTTCCTGACAGTGGACGTGCAAAAGGACCGGCTGGAGTGGTGCCTGCGTGGCTGGGGCGCCCCGGAAATGCAGTCGGCCGTGATCGACTGGGGGCAGCTGTGGGGTGAGACTGACGCCGAGGATGTGTGGGATTCGCTGGCCGGCATGATGGAACAGGAGTGGGGCGGGCGCCCCATCCGGGCCGTGGCGGTGGATGCCGGGTATCGGGCCGATCAGGTGTACTACTTCTGCTCGCGCTTCCCCGGCAAGGCATACGCCACGCACGGCCGTGACCATCACCGCAAGCTGTTCAGCGCTTCGGCGGTGGAAGTCAACCGGGCCGGTAAGACGCTGCGCACGGGCGTGAAGGTGTGGACGTTTGACACCATGCACTTCAAGTCGTGGGTCCATGGGCGCATCGTGTGGCCGGTGGATCAGCCGGGCGCGTGGCAGGTGCCCGATGACGTGGATGATGACTACTGCAAGCAAGTGACCGCTGAGCAGCTGATGACGCTGCCCAGCGGCCGCCGGCAGTGGGTAAAGACGCGCGTGCATAACCACCTGTTCGACTGTGAGGTTATGCAGGCGCTACTGGCTCAGATATTGAACGTGCGCACGCTCACCCCGGACGATGCACCGGCAAAGAGCAAGGGCAGCAAACTTGCGGAATTGGCGCGGAGGATGAACGATGGCTGACACGGCAGCGCTCCAAGCGGAGCTCGAGGAACTGAAAGAAGCACGGCACAAGCTGCTGCTGGGAAAGGGCGTGCAGGAAGTGCGCTATAGCGGCCGCACGGTGGCGATGAAGCCCGCCGACATGGGCCTGCTTAATGCCCGCATTCGTGAACTGGAAACGCAGCTGGGCAAGCCCGGCCGGCGCGCACCCATTGGAGTATCGCTGTGACTGATCTAGTCGACCACAACGGATTGCCGATGCGGGCGTCAAGCTACAACGGCAGTGACCGCTTCGGGCCCGATCTGCAAAAGTGGATGCCCATGCTGACCGCGGCCGATGATGACGTGCTGGCTGACTGGGAAGTGAATGTTGGCCGGCTGCGTGAACTGGTGAGCGAAAACGGGCTCACGTCCGGCGCCGTCCAGTCTCACCTTGACAACATCATCGGCACCGGCCTGCGTGCGGTTGCCAAGCCAGACTGGCGCGCGCTGCGCTTGTCCGAGGAATGGGCGGGTGAATTCCAGCAGCAAGCGGAAGCGGTGTGGCGCGAGTGGGCCGATGACAACATGGCGCGCTGCCATGCCGCCGGCGTGCTCGATTTCACCGGCCTGCTGGCGCAGGCGTATCGCTCATGGATGGCGGCCGGTGAGATAACGGCCACGTCTGAGTGGCTGGAGCGCGACGACTGGGGCTTCCGCACGGCGATACAGCCCATTGACCCGGAGCGCCTGAGCAACCCCGCAGGGCGGCCGGACACGCTCAGTATGCGCGCCGGCGTTGAAAAGGGCGCCCATGGTGAGCCCGTGGCCTATCACGTCCGTGAGGGGCACCCGAATGCGCTGCTGGGCATTGCGCGGCAGGATGCCTACCGCTGGCAGCGGGTGCCGCGGCATACTGAATTCGGGCGCCGGCTGTTTATCCATATCTTCGACCAGCGCCGGCCCGGGCAGACCCGGGGGCAGACTGGGATGCTGGCCGGCATCAAGCAAGTGAAGATGATGGAGCGCTGGCAGCAGACCAGCCTACAGGCCGCCATCATAAATTCCATGTACGCGGCCGTGATCGAGTCAGGCATGGATCACCCGGCGGTGATCGAGGCGCTGAGCAGCCATGGTGAAAACCCGCTGTCCGAATACATGGGCAGTGCGCTGGAGTTTCACAGCGGCACCAATAAGATTCAGTGGGATGGGTCAAAAATCGCGCACCTGTTCCCGGGTGAAAAGCTAAACATGCTCAAGGCCGAGCAGCCGGTGGCTGCGTTTGAGCAATTCGAATCGGCCGCGCTGCGCAACCTTGCGGCCAGCTGGAACATGAGCTATGAGCAGCTGAGCAGGGACTACAGCAAAACCAACTACAGCAGCGCCCGGGCGTCCATGCTTGAGGCGTGGAAATTCATCATCGGCCAGCGGCACAAGGTGGCGGGCAGGTTTGCCAGCGAGTGCTACGCGCTGGTGATCGAGGACGCCATTGATAGCGGGCGCATCGAGCTACCGCGGGGCGCCCCCGGTTTCTATGAGCGGGGCGCCAAGGCGGCCTATACGCGGGCTGAATGGTTGGGCCCGGGCCGTGAGCACATCGACCCGGTGAAGGGCGAGAAAGCCACGGAAATGTCACTGGCCAACGGCACCACCACGCTGGAGGCTGAGTGCGCTTCCCGTGGGCTCGACTACCGCGAGGTGATCCGGCAGCGTGCACGTGAGCAGCGGATGCTGGAAGCTGCCGGGCTCCCGCTGCCGGGTGCCACGCCTATGGGCCCGGGTGAACCGTTGAACGATCCCGAAGATCAGGCATAAAAAAGCCCCGCCAGATCGGCGGGGTCGATGTGCTGCGCTTGGCGCGGCCCGGTTATTCCACCGGGTCCATGGCCAGATTGTTATTCGGCGCCTTGCGGATCACGTACAGCCGGCCGAGGTAGCGGATGGTCTGGCCTACCTGAATCTGGAAGTGAGTTTCACGTGCGCGCTGGTTTTTTTTTCAACCGAGGTATTCCCTATGTACGAGCCAGAGTATACCGGCCCGGCCGGGGCGCCTGATCTGTCCTACCCGCATATCGCGGAGCGGCTGTTCGGGGTGCCCCTGCTGATGGAGCCGGGCAAGGTCGAGGCAATCGCGTGGGCGTTGCGTGACCGCATGGGCCTGCGCAACGTCACGCAGCCTGACGCTGAGTTTATCGAGGCCGCCGGCCCGGGCCTGAGCGGTGCGGAGTTTGACCGGCAGGCCGGCTACGGAATCGCCGGTGGCGTGGCCGTCATCCCCGTGCGCGGCACGCTCGTGAATCGCGGCGCATGGGTGGGCAGTTATAGCGGCATGACCAGCTACGAAGGGCTGGCCACGCAAGTGGAGCTTGCGGCCGCTGATCAACGCGTGAGTGCGGTGATGCTGGACATTAACAGCCGGGGCGGTGAGGCATCCGGGGTCGATGATCTGGCCGCGTCAATCCGCGAGCTTGACGGCACCAAGCCCGTCTACGCCATGATCGACGGCAGCGGCTCCAGCGCCGCGTACTGGATCGCATCGGCCGCCCGGCAGGTGTGGAGTGCACGCAGCAGCAACGGCGGCTCCATCGGTGTCGTGATCACCCATTACGACATGACGGCCGCTGCTGAGCAGCAGGGCGTCACGGTGACGCATATCCACGCCGGCGCACAGAAAGTGCTGGGCTCCCCGTTCCGGGCGCTATCGGATCAGGACCGCGCCACGCTTCAAGCCAAGGTCGATGACACGTACCGGGATTTCGTGGAAGCCGTGGCCGGATACCGCGGGCTCACCACTGAGGACGTGCGCGCCACCGAGGCCGGCGTATTCGCCGGCAAGGAAATGGTGGGCATGGGCTTGGCCGATGGCGTGACCACCGGCCGGCGCCTGCTGGCTGCCATTCAGGCCGACATCAATTCCCCGCAGCCGGATTCGGTTGCGGGATTCTCGAGCGGCGCAAGCCGCGCTACCACCAACCATGATGGAGGAAACCCCATGGACGGAAACAAGGAAAAGGGCGGCGCGGCTGAGGCCGCCACGTACACGCAGGCCGAGGTCGATGACTTGCTGACCGAAGCCACAGCAGAGGGTCGCGCAGCGGGTGCGGCCGAGAGTGAGCAGGGCGTGGTCAGTGCACGGGCGGAAGAACGCGCGCGCATCAAGTCCATTCTCGCCTGCGATGAGGCCGCGGAGCGCCCGGGCTTTGCCCAGCACCTCGCGCTGGAAACGGACACGGCCGCTGAGGATGCGCAGGCCATGCTGGCTGTGGCCGGTGTGGAAACGCAGCCCACCGGGCGCACGCCGCTGTCCATGGCCATGGAGGGCCAGTCTCCCAACGTATCGGATGACGACGGCAGCGCCGATTCCGAGCAGGACGAAGTGACCGCTGCCGCTAACGCCATTCTCAACGCCGAGGGGTAATACACCATGAATGCACGCTTCAATGACGAGGGCACGTTGGCCCATGACAGCCTGCTGGCCGGCGGCTTCCCGCGCGTGGAACGCAAGGTCACTATCGCCAGCGGTGCCGGGGCGCTTGAGCGCGGCTCGGTGCTGGCTGACGACGGCGCCGGCAAGCTGGTGCTGGTCAATTCGAACAGCGCCACCGCAGCAACGCAGGACCCGCTGCACGTGCTGGCGCATGACGTTGACGCAGCGGCGGCTGACGCCGAAGCCATCGTTTACGACACCGGCGAATTCAACGATGCCGCCCTGACCTTCGGGGGCACCGATGACGCCGACACGCACCGGGCCGCACTGCGCGCACTGGGCATCCACCTTCACACCAACACTGGAGCATAACCAATGAGCATCGGTACTTTTAACGTTGCGGTACTCAACCGCGTGGTGGATGAACTGCGGCAGCCGACGCAGTTTCTGCTGGACGTTGGATTCCGCGAGGAACAGCGCGAGGAATCCGAGGAAATTCACTTCGACGTGGACGAATCCAAGCCGCGCATCACGCCGTTCGTGCATCCCATGCGCGCCGGCAAGGTCGTGGATAACGGCGGGTTCAGCACCAAGTCGTTCCGGCCGGCATACGCGAAGGACAAGCGCATTTTCGATTCGGCACGGCCGTTGAAGCGCACCATCGGTGAGCAGATCGGCGGCAGCCTGACCGAGCAGCAGCGCATGGCCATCAACGTGCGCCGGGCGCTGGATGACCAGCTGGAAATGCTGACCCGGCGCGAGGCCGTCATGGCCTCCGAAGCGCTGCGCACCGGCAAGGTGACGGTGAAGGGTGACGGCTACCCGGAAGCCATTGTCGATTTCGGCCGCGATGCCGCACTGACCGTGGCACTGACCAGCACCGCACGCTGGGGTGAATCCGGCGTCAAGCCCGGTGATCTGATCGAGGACTGGTCGGGCACGGTGCAGGACAAGAGCGGCGCCGTTGCCACCACCATCATCATGGACCCGAAGGCGTGGAAGATCGCACGCGCCGACGACAACTTCATGAAGCTGGTGGACACCCGGCGCGGTTCCGCGTCCAGCGCTGAGCTGGGCCCGATCAGCCGCGGCCAGTCGCGTGCCCGCATGGTCGGCACCATGGGTGACTTCGAACTGTGGGTGTACCAAGACACCTATGTAGACGAAGCCGGCGCCACGCAGAAGATGCTGCCGGATCACACGGTGATGGTGCTGGACCCGGTTGCGCTGGAAGGCGTGCGTGCCTACGGCGCCATCCGCGACGAAGAAGCGGGCTTCCAAGCGCGCCGCTTCTTCTCCAAGTCGTGGCTCGAAAAGGACCCGGCCGTGCGCTACCTGCTGTTGCAGTCGGCGCCGCTGGTCGTGCCGTACCGGCCGAATGCGGTACTGGCCGCAACGGTGCGCTGATATGCGCCTGATCAGTGATACACACACAGTGGTCACCGGCAAGCCCGGCAACTTCATTGAAGTGCCGCCGGGTGAGCCGTTTGACGGTGAGGCATCGCTGGTCGAGCGCGGCATTGCCCGCCCCGATGATGGGGCGGGTGAGCCTGAGCCGGTAACGGCTGACGATGACACCGGGGCCGGCACTGCCGGCCCGGGTGACACCGGCGGTGACGATGCCGGCGCGCAGGAGAGCGCGAGCACCAGCGATAACGACACCGGCGGCAACGATGCCGGCGGTGACACTGGCGAGGTAGCCGCGGGCGGTGACGCCACGGGCGAGGCCACGCCGGACGTGATCAACGTCAATACGGCTACGGCTGAGCAGCTGGCCGAGGTCATCCCACGGGTGGGCAAGCAGACCGCGGCTGACATCGTGGCACGGCGTGAAGCCCGGCCGTTTGAGTCGTTGGAGGATCTGGCTAAGGTGGGCGGTGTAGGCCGTGCCAGTGTCGCCAAGGTCCGCGACCGGCTGACGGTTTAATCACTACCACAACCGCACCCCGCCGGCCGCCGGCGGGGTTGCTTCTACGGGAGCGGCGATGATCGACATGCACGAGCTTGACGCGGAGATATTCAGCACCATGGAGGGGCTGGATACGTATGCCGCCACATTCCATCGCGCGGCCGGCGGTGAGCCCGCCGACTGCGTGATTATGATCAATACACTGGAGCTGGCCGACGAATTCGGCGTGCCCAAGATTCAATCCGGCGCGGAGGTCCATTACCTGATGGGGCAAGTGGGCAAGCCGCGCATCGGTGACTGGTGGCAGGTTGTCAAGACCGGCACCCGCTACACCATCAAGGACCGGGTGCCATCGCAGGACAGCAACCTGCGCATCGCGCACTGCCACGTGGAGGCTATCGAATGAGCACCCGCTTTATGGACATCATGGCACGGTGGCAGTCGCGCATCGAGGCCATCAGCACGGCCAACGGTGCACACCATGACATCGGGCAATCGGTGTACGTGAATGGCCTGCAACCGGTGCCGCTGGATGACCACAACGCACCGCTGCCCAGCACGGTGCTGATCGAGCCCGGCGAAGTCTCCATGTCTGAGGCGGCCGGCGAAGTACGCGCGGCCACGGCCACGCTGGATGCTATCTTCGTGCGTGACGTTGAGGTGCTGGTGATCTGGCCGATGGAGGACGGGTCGCAGTGGCTCCAGCTATCCGAGGAAATAGGGGCTGATGTACGCGCCGCGCTATTTGCCAATCAGGTGGAGTGGCGCCACGATGGCGTGCAGCGCCTGACGCAAACCGGGCAAGAAGTCACGTACCCCGAAAGCGCATCCATGGTGCTGGCCGTAAGCCTCACGTTTCAGCTGCGCTACGTCGAGACATAGCCGGCACCAACCAATCAACCAAGCAAATTAAGGCCCGCCATTCGGCGGGTTTGTTTATGCAGCAACCCTGCCCGTACCGGGCACAACCAACGCAATGAGGTGGAACCATGAGTGAACGCGGCTTGATTTTGGCCGGTGATGTACGGCTGGGCTTTTTCAACGATGCTGGCGCCTTTCTCGGCTACCAGCAGGACCCGATCAACGTATCGGAATTCACGCTTACCCCGGGCGAGGGTGAGCAGCGTGACCGGGTTAGCCGGATGCGCGAAACATTCGGGCAGGCACTGGACAGCGTGACGCTGCCGGCGCCGTGGACGATGACCATGACCACTGACAGCATCGTGCGCGAAGTGCTCAAGGGCATGTTTCTCGGGCAGGACGTGGACATTGCCGTGAGCAGCGGCAGCGTGACCGAGGAGGAAGTGGTGGCGCGCACCGGCAAGTGGGTACCGCTGGCGAACGTCAATCTGGACGAAGGCACACCGCCCACGGTGACCGGCTCGGGCGGCTCGCCTTCGCACGCCGCATCCACTGACTACGTGATCGACTACCGCAACGGCATGATCCGTGCCATCGAAGGCGGCGCTATCACGGACGGTGACACCATCGAGGTGGGTTACAGCTACGGCGCACGCGATGGCTTCCGCGTCAACGGCGCCAAGTCTGAAAGCATCACGACGGCGCTGCTAATGGATGGCAAGTCGCTGCGGCAGGCTGACTCGGGCAAGGTCATCCGGCTGATCATCGAGCAGGTGGCATTGCGCCCGGCCGGTGGCAATGACTTGAAGTCGGACGAGTGGCTGGCACCCCAGCTGACCGGCACGCTGATCACGCCTACCGGCAAGTCGCAGCCGTTCTTCTACGAAGAATACACGCCGGGCACTTTATGCGTATCCGGCTGCTCAAGCCTCATACCCACCGGGGTGAGGAAGCAGCACCCGGGGCAGAGATTGATCTGCCCCGGGCCGCTGCTGAATTCGTGCTCGCTGCCGGCAGCGGTGAGCGGGTGAAGTCTGGCAAGCGTGGAGGCAAGCGCAATGCTACGCAGGATCGTGGACGCGACAAAGGCACTGCTGAGGTACGAGCGGGCGCTGGCGAAAGTGACGCCGCTGATACAGGGGCGTGAAACCCGAAAGGTGGCGCGGGCCGTGCAGTAC